TAGTATTATTTTAATTAACCTTGACAGTCATCTCAAGTGACTGACATTTGCCAAGACAAGGAGAATCACATGGCTAATACAACTTTTTCAGGTCCAGTCAGATCTGAAGGTGGCTTCAAAACCATCAACAAAAGCACCACCACTGGTGCTGTAACTGAAACTGGCTTTTCAGTAAACTCAACAGGACAGCTTATTTCTTTAGGTTCACGAAAGATCCAGACTTTTGCGGGCACTCTAGCAAGCACAAACGCGGCAGATACAGCGTATGCAGACGGAGACTGT